AAGGAGGTGTAACTGTGAACGGAAATAAAGTTATAGAGTATGCTAGGAAGTTTCTAGGTCAAGGCTCTGCAACATTCGCAGACTGGTACTATGGTTCTTCATCTTTTAGAGGTTGGGCGTGGTGTGCAGTCTTTGTATCATATATACTCTCACATTTGGGAATTAAGTGGGAGAAGAACAACAATGTCGCTAACGCACAGATTTGGTGTAGTAAGAATCTGAAATGGGTAAATCTGTCAGAGGCACAAGCTGGTGACATCGTCATATTTTGCTGGTCGGGAAAAGGAAATAACTCAGGGAGCGGTTCGCGAGACCACATAGGGTTCGTGATAAGTAGAAATGCGAATGGCACAATTACCACACTCGAGGGAAATACAAGCGGTTCGAGAGTGGCTATAAGAATCAGATATCCAAAGAATATTAGGAATATTTATAGACCAGATTACTCAACTGCTCCAACTGTAGGATGGATACAAGACTCAAAAGGGTGGTGGTACAGGACTAAAGAAGGTAACTACTATAAATCAACCTGGGCGCAGCTAGAAGGCGCATGGTACTACTTCGATAGCTCTGGCTATGCTGTTACTGGCTGGCAGCAAATCAAAGATAAATGGTACTACTTTGATAGTAACTGCAAGATGCATACAGGGTGGCTGTCAATTGGTGGTAAGTGGTATTATTTAGAACCCAACGATGGAAGTGCCTATATAAGTGGTATGCATGCAATCTCTGGTAAAAATTACTACTTTAATTCCGATGGAGTTATGCAAGTCGGATGGGTGAAATCTGATAATGAATGGCAGTTCTACAATGATAATGGCAGTAGAATTGAAAAAGGATTAGTTATGGGCGATAATGCTGTCTTTGCTGTCAAGGATGGAAAGCTTATCACTAATGGAACGGTAGACATTAAAGCAGACAAAGACGGAGCTATTTCCGTTATGTAATTGAGAGGGTAGCTCCCTCTCTTTTTTTATTGCAATTTTTAGAAAAAAGTTTAATAAAACTATTGACATATACGCCAATGACTGGTATTATAAATACAGAAAGGAGGTAGAAAGATGAGAAATAAAAAAAGCAGCAACAAGGCTGAAATGCTTAACCTCATCACTGCAACTATCAATTTGATAGCTTCGTTGGCTACATTGATTATAGCAATAAGGTATGGTTAAGGCAAGGGGGATAACACAATCCCCCGCTCATCTAAAAAGATAAAATGAAGATATTTGCAATAACATTAAGTAGCATAGCGATTGTATTGTCAATCTGTTCTATCATTATTACTTTAAAAAGGAGATAGTTATAATGGAACTAAAAGAAATGCGAAAGCTTCTTGGATTATCACAAGCGGCATTTGGGAAAAAATATAACATCCCAGTAAGGACAATTGAGCAATGGGAGAGTGGTCGTAGAAAAGCCCCCATATATGTCCTTGAATTATTAGAAAGGGTAGTGACAGAAGACTCTGAGGCTGAAACACATTAATTGCGCATTTACGATGGAAAGGGGGCAATTATAGCCCTCTTTTCTTATTGCTCTGTACACGAATCATACACGAATAATATAAAATTCAGATTTTTGTAAATAGCATTAAATAGCTGTAAACGTTGATAAATACATATTTTAAATCAATTGAAATTACTTAAAATCAATATAAAAAACTCCCACCGCCTCCACCAATACGACTAGAACCGTTGAAAAATCAACGGTTCTTTTATTTATACACGATTTATACACGAATTCTGTTAAGAATAGACAACGCTTTATCTTCCTCCTGGGGATAGAAGTGGCTATAAGTATTGAGTGTCTGTTCTATGTTACTATGTCCGAGCCTACGACTTATCTCTAGGATATTAACACCATTATTAGCTAGCAGTGATGCATGACTGTGTCGGAAATCATGTATGCGTATATGGTGTAGTCCTGCCTCGTCAGCAATCCTGAAATTCATTTTAGAAAGGGTAGAGTCCCGGAGAGGTCGGATACCTCCGCAGATATAATAATCGTTATTAAATCCCTTATATCTCTTGCCTCGCTCTTTATGTTCTGCAAGTATATCAATTAACGGTTCTGGGAGCTGCACAATCCTATTGCTGGATTTATTCTTTGGTGGCGTCTCCCGATCGTCGCCTTTTAACTTCTGTGTAACGCTCTTTGTAATATGTATAGAGCCATCTCGTAAATCAGTCCAATGCAGAGCATGTATTTCGCCTTTTCGTGCACCTGTATAGTAGGCTATGGCGAAGAATACGTAATAATCATAAAAATCTATCTCAACTGCGATATTCCATGCTGAAGAGGCATAGCGGAGATACTCCTCAGGTGTATAATATCGTAACTCTTTTTTATTCTCGTAAGCATCTCGGAAGTTAGGCACTTTAGCCAACGGATTATTAGACAAGTATTCATTCTGAACAGCCCAGTTAAGTAAAGCTTTGAATGTCACATAAATATTTGATTTAGTTCGGTGCTTTAAATCTAACTCACTTATACCTCGTTTCCACTCGTTCAGAACCGGAATGTTCAGCTTATTAATTCTGATATCAAGGGGGCGCACATACAAATTGAGTATGCGGCGACTCTTATCAACAGAACTCTCGCGCAGTTCATGGCGTTTATTTTCCAGGTATAAATCAATTAACTCTGGCACAGTAATTGTGCTTGAAGGAGTATGATCAGATTTCTGCAACTGAGCCTCAAGTGTCTTTGCGGCATCGAGCCCATATGCAACACGAGTAAGCGAATGAGCCTTGCCACTATCATCTGTATAATTAACACGGACCTTGTATTTTGTAAGGCCGCTCTTTTTATCTCCAGTATTATATATGGGCATGATACACCTCCATAAATTTCGTATATTTTTGCACTAAAAAAGCACTTACAATAACTATTTAGTAATTATAGTTGTAATGTGCTGGTGCTACTGATATACTCATTATCGATATAGTGTTGTTGATTAATTCATCAATAGCTCCTCACCGCTCCTATTGCAGTAGGGGCGGTTTTTATTTAATCAAGTTATCTTATTTATCTTCATCAATGACATTTTTTGACTTGATAATTGCAACAACAGCAAGGATTGCACAGATCAAGCACCAACCAGCCCAGATTTTTAGATCCTCATAACTACCCGCCATTGTAAATCCTATAATGGCAGCTAAACCATACATAATGATTAATGCAATGTGAGCACCTTTCTTAATACTTTTTCTAACTACAATTGCTGTAATACCAGCAGCGATCAAGAGAATAGCAACTAAAAATCCAGCACTGCCGCTTGTTTCTCCGTTTTCAGCGAGAGAGTTTCCTAAACCAGCTGCTGCCGACTGGAATAGTACAAATACAGCTAGAACGATTGATAAAATTCCTGACACTAACTTCCATGTTTTCATTTTTTGTTCCTCCTAAAAATAATAATAAATATATACTGCAATCACTCCGAAGATGCATAGAGTGGTATTGCCGTTGAAAGTTTATATAAAATTATAATATCTTAATGCTTCATTCAAAAAGTTTACAGACAAATCTAGCTCTTCTGATAATTCATAGACATTAGAGCAACCGTTTGAAATAGCAGTTTGAATTGTCGAATATGGACATATCTTTTCAATCCCCCATTTTCTTGCTCGATATTCTTGTTTTAATTTTGGAATTGAATCGAGAAATGTTAGATCCCCAACACTAGTTTCGTAATGCCCTAATTCCTCAGCTAATATACACAGTTTCTCAGATTCAGTTAAGTGAGTATTGATTAATATACAGTCATCAATTATAAAACCGTCTATCAAAGAGGGCTTTTCGTAAACTGAAACTCTATCTTCATATTCTGCTAATAACTTTTCATATCTAGTCATCACAAATTATCACAACCTTTTATTTTTTGCGTTTAGACAATACATATTTTTTAAACTCTTCAATTTCTGCTAACTCTTCATCCGTCCATGTTGGCTCATCGTGGTGAGCGGCCAATAACTTAAAATCAGTTGATGAAGAGGAGGATTCTATAAAATCATCAAGAGTGCAATTTAAAGCATTTGCTATTGCTCGCATTTTATCTAATGATGGATTTTTAGTATCTCCATAAATAATTTTATTTAAAGTTCCTAATGGAATATTTGATTTCTCAGAAAGCTCTTTATTTCCAATACCTTTAACATCCATTATTTTTTTTATTTGCTCTCCGTACATATGAAGCTCCTTTCTTGAACAATGTAATGATATCCAAATGTGGAATCTTAATCAATGTTTAAATTCCACATTCGGAAAAAAACTTCTTGACAAATTCCGAATAAGGAACTAATATGTAGTAAATCAAGTTCCGAATACGGAATTCAAACAACATATAGAAAGGATGTAACAATGCTACACAATTTACAGGCAGAAATAGCAAGGCTGAAAGTGCCTCAGGCAGAAATAGCAAAAGCTATTAGCGTATCAGATAGAACTGTTAGAAAAAAGATAACAGGAGAAACAAAATTCACATTTCCTGAAGCGAGAAAAATTCGTGACACATTTTTTCCAGATATGGAACTAGATTATCTATTCAAAGAAGATTAAGCGATGAAGAGGGAGGAAGAAATGGATAAAAGACGAGCTATGAGAGGGACAGATTCAGCGAAAGCGATGACTGTTATAAGAACTGTCAGTCTGATAGGAGAGGGAACAAAAGAAAGCCCAGCACGATTTTTGTATCAGTACTGGGACTTAAAGGGAAAACTATTAGCGAGCCATGACACTATTTTGGATTCGATTTCTGAGAACATTTCTCATCGCTTAAACTAGTGACTTCGGAATAAAGTTTCTCCTGGTCATGACGTTCAATATACCATTGCTTAATTAAAAGCTCTATTACCTTAATAATCTTCACAGCATCATCGGGATCTATGTCGATTATAAGATTTACGTCAGCTTCGGGATGGGCAGCAATATTACCAAGGTTGCGTAATGCATTGAGAACTTGCCACTGAGCCGCACTTACACGACTTTGAAGCTCTGAAATTTCCTGATACAAGGTGTTCTCTTTAATACCCCAGAAATCGCGGATTATAGATTGCAAACATCTGCGTGACAAAGTGGCTGAAGCTTTAGGACTTAGATTAACAATAGCGCAAGCCTCAGAGTAGTCATTTCTTATTGATTCAGGCACATAGTCCGGGAACTGAGTTGCAAATGAGTTAGGAAGCAAATTTGTATTGAAAGAACCGGTTTCAGATCCGACACTAGACGCGCTTATCGAAAGGCGTTTGCAAGATGGGCAAAGATAAAAACGCAAAGAAATTTGAGTCGGATACGTAAAATCGTAGCTTCTGTTATCAGAAGTATCAAAAGAGGGGGCCCAGTGACTGTAAGTAGTATGAATTAATGGGAAAGTTGTATCGCAATATGGACATTTTAATGGCTCCATGAAAATCTCCTTTCTAAAACAAATAACTATATAGGAAATTATACAGCACTAATAAAAAAAGGAGTACCTAAATGAAAAGAAAAAAGACCATGTATAAAAAGACTATTAAAGTAAGCACCAACCTATCAGAAACACAGGCGAAGCTAGAAGAGCTTGGCAATCTGATTGAAAAAGCTAACTCTGTAATTAAGGAACTGGCTGAAACTGGATTAAAAGTCGAACTTAAGATCGAGTAGAGCATCATTTTCGCAGTAAAGGTACATCGCAGGAGGTGCAGCATGAATAAAAGAGAAAGATTCCCTCGTGTGAGAGCCTCTACCAAGGCTGCGCATGAGATATATCACAATAACACATATCTGCTATCAAAGGACATCCAAAAGCTTTTCGACTGTGCACCTAGTACAGCGGGGAGAATTAAGAGAATTGTCCTAGAAGAAATGGCGGAAAGAAATGAGCGAATCTACTCCGACATCCCTGGATTAATTGATAAAGATATTTTGTTTGAATTAGCAGGTCTAGATATCGCGAAGATAGATAGAAGTTATAGAGAGCTAATGAGGTACGAAAATGTTTAAGAGTATGAAAGAGTTGTTGAAGGAAGCGTGCAAGGAGAACGGAAATACACCACTACAGGAAGTAATCGGATGCATCAGCTTTGTGGCACTAATTCCGACACTGTGGCTGTTCCTGTACGCAGCAGGGTGCAAGTAAGGAGGAGTAAAAGTGGAAAACAAAATAATCATATTAAGCGAAGAAGAACAAAACCCTTTTGCCAATGAACGTTTTAGTCGTAACGGTGGTGGATATTTACAACCACATTACAAGTTCGAATATAGAGGCATTATTGGAGAAGTGTTCGACAACAATTGTGGAGAATACGGAACCGACTACACCGTGATTTATGATGAGCAAGAGGCTACTTTGTGCACAAAAGACGGAAGAGAGGAAGACTATTCTACATTTACAGATGAGGAGTTTGTCGATGCATTTAACAAAGAATTCCCTTGTTATTACATAGGTTTAAAAGGAGAGTCAAATGATTGCTAAAACATTTATCGTCGGCGTGGTATTAGTTGGCATCACGCTGATCCTGACAGAGTTACACCGTTATCAGGTGTACAAGGCAGAGATTGAACAGGAGATGTCGAATGATAGAAGAGAGGTAAAACATGGGTAAGTATAGAAGTGCAGCTTTTAAAGGGTCTCTTGATAAAGAGGTTGCACAGGAAATAGCAGATTTTATAGGAGCAGTAACTGAGCAAGAAGCAATAGTGATTGTGTCTTGTCCGAACGGAAGATTCCACACACATATTTTGGCTGCAAATGAGCCTGTAAGTGCCGAAGACAAAGCGGAGATTAATAAGTGGGTAAAAAAAGAGGGCGGAACTGTATATAAGTCAAGAGGTCAAGAAAGTGGAAGATAAGAAAAAGATATGTGAAATGCTCTTGCCTGTATTACAAGAAACTAGAGGGTTCAAAGATTTAATATCGTTGAAATATGAGCAAGAAGGTTCTAATGAAATTGTTGTAGCAACATACTATAACGGCTATCAGAAGGTAGCAAATGTGACCGCTGATTCAGAAGCGGCAATGATTATAGATGTTATAAAACAGTGCATGTAGAGAGGAGTACAACATGGAAGGATTATGCAAAAACTGCGGACAGATGCATTTAGTGTCTGCAGATACTCAGGAAGAAGCGGACAGAATCGCTAGTGAATCGTGCGATTGTGAGAATGAGGCAAAATGGCATCGCATGATGGAAGAGAATGTTGAGATGTTATGCGGAGAGCAGTCGAGGGATCTAAACTTCATACCGCTAGATGATACAAGCCTCAGATACGTTAAAACAACATGCGAACTAATCCATGCAGGATTTATCAGTAATGCAAAATTCAGTGCTGCCCATAGCGAAATCAAAATTAATGGTGTTGCTGGCAAGGTTGATATCAAGCGCACAAAGAAGCAGACAAACCAGATGACAATCTAGGAGGGCAATGTGGATATTGGTAGAAGAAGGCATTATTTCAGAGATATCCTCTCCGAAGAACAACTCACAAGAACAGAGCTTCCGGAAATTGAGGAAGCAGTGATTGAAGAATTAGCACTCCCGGTAGTTAATTGCAAAGAGTCGGCGACTCAAGATGCGGATACATGGGGAAGAATTAAGTTCGATTAGGAGGAAAAATGTTAAAAGCTTCATGGTGGCTAGTTATGGCAATGCTGTTAGTGGGACTAGCAGCGCTATATGAGTACACCGAGGAAAGATATGAAAATGCAAATATGTTATTCCTGATATTTGACATCGGAATGATTGTAGCACTCGCAATTCCGGTCGTGTGGCTGATGATATGAGCAAGCTAGATAATTACTATCAAAACTGCGCCTATCCAAAGCCACGGTCGGCTAAGAAGAAAAAGAAAATGAATGGTTGGAAAAACAAACCGAACAGGGTTTGCAAGTATTGTGGCAAACCTTATGCAGAGCGACACGAGGTATTTGGCGGTTCAAATCGTCAAATCAGTATCGATAATGAATTCCAGGTCGATGTGTGCCGAAAGCATCATGAGGAGCTACATGCAAACTGCACCGTGTGGGCGCAGCGAGAAAATCAGAGATTGCGCCAGCACTACCAACTTCAATATGAAATTAAGTTGATAGAACAAGGCTATACAGCAGAGCAAGCAAGAAGAGAATGGATGTGGCTGATTGGCCGCAACTACTTGTAGGAGGTATCAAGATGAATTGGACAGTAGTAACAGTAACGGCAATTGTGTGTCTAACACTAGCATTCATGGTAGCGGTAGGCGATAAGAGAAAATAATGTTTCGCGTTAAATCAGAGTGTGATGTATGTGGCTTTGAACATCCGACACCAGGAGATAATAGAGCCTTCATGTGGTGTCGGAAGGTCCGAGGAACGGTGTGTGATCAGTGCTGCAAGAAGTGTGAGTATAACGACGACTGGCATTGCAGATTTGATCCTGTCGGCAAAGCTCGCATGTACGAACTAACCTACGCTAACAATGATGACGAGCGCAGAATATCAAAATTCGAAGACCGCCTAAGGCAAACGAAAAACGAATCATCAAGAGAATTAATGAACAATATTATTGAGCAGATTAAAGAGAGAATAGCTGAACGAGATAAAGAATACGAGAGTATTCACAGCGGGGAAGTTATTCTGACAAAGGAGTAAATCATGGAAAGAATCAACGAAGCAAGAGCGAAAATCACAGAGGAATCGCTGGAAATAAAAAGTGCATTAGCTACGTTTATTGAAGAGACAATAAACGAGAGATGCACCACAGAAGAAGTAGCAAACAAGATCCTTGATGGCAAGAAGTCCATCAAGGATTTAATAAACGATATAACAAACAAAGCAAAAGAAAAAGCTGTTAATAACATGGCTGCAATCTCAGATGAAGAAGTGAGAGAAATGGTGCTGAAGTATTACGAGCTAGATGATACAAAAGCAAGCGGTACAGATGTAGTAGATATCCTGGATCTCATTTAAGGAGGAAGTCATGGAATACATATATCGCAATATAGAGAATATTCCTGTTGATATCGAGTATCCGGATGATTTTGAAAACATAGTTACAGAAAGCCTGGATAAGCCAATCATATACAACAGGTTTAAGAGGGTGGCCCATTGTCCAAAGTTCGGAGAAACATTTGAGTATATGGACACTATAAGAAAAGGTGACTCAGTTCCGTATAGAGGAGAGAACAGAGTAGCAATGCCTCATACATGTCATCCACTAGGTAGCGGAAAAACATATGTGTGGATGTTCTATAGAAACGAAACAATCTACTTTGTAGTTGCCTATGCTTCTTGGATATATAACGGAGAAGAAGTTGAAAGCATGAGGGACTACACGCAGATATACATAGAGCAGATTGTGTGCATATCGAAAGAAGAGCAATTCATGTATGCATATCAAGGAGCATATCGAGGCGGATGGTCGAGATGTCAAGAAGGTTCAATTTACATTATAGATAAAGGTTACGTGCATAACCTTGTAACTATAGAGCAGTTACAAGATACGTTCCTTAAGTACATGGATGTTGAGATCAGATTCGCAGACTACATGATAAAAGAAGCTGCAATCTGTGCAAAGTATCCACAGATTGAGTTTATAAAAAAAGCTGGATTAGAAGAACTTGTTGAGCGCAAGATTTTGAAACTACCATCCTACATAAGGCCAAACTGGAGAGCAAAGTCAATTCCTAAATTCCTAGGGATAACGCACCAGGATATAGAGAAGCTTAAAAGCTGGGGATTGTTCGATGTAAATAATATAGCAACATACAAAATATTAGCTAGTCAAGGCAAAGTTAAGAAGAATCACATAGAGCTTGTAAAAATAGAATTCTGTTTATCGGAGCTATACGAGAATAGGAACACAGAAAACTTTGTGAGATTAGCAACGTATTTTGATAAACAAAAGAAACGAATGAAGGAAGATAGTAACTACATCAATCACAGCATTAAGTGGATATACAAGGATTACATTAAGCAACTTCAGGAACTCGGATACCCGTTAAATGATTACTATAGATATCCAAAGAATCTTAAAGAAGCACATGATCGCATATCAGAAGAATATCTAGCTATGAAGGACAAGATAAGGAAGGAAGCGGATAAAAAACGACAATCAAAGTTTGAAAAAGAGTTTCTGCCAAGATTGGAAAAAATGTGCTGGAGAGATAGCAAGTATCTGATAAGGCCTCTAAGGAACAGAACAGAGTTCAACAAAGAAGGTCGCAACAATCATAACTGCGTAGCTTCTTATTATGAAAGAGCAACAGATGGAGGAACATCGATATTTGTATTAAGAAAAGTAGGAGCTGAAGAAGAATCGTTTGTGACTGTTGAAGTTGATTTAAAAACGATGGAACTAAAGCAGTGCCACGGTAAAGGCAATAGACTTCCTGAAGAGGGAGTAAAAGAGTGGGCGGAAAAGTGGCTAGCGAGAATGGCGAAAAAGAAACACAAAGCCACAATGAAAGGAGCAGCATAATGTCAGAAATAATGAACGTAGAGTATGAAGTTAATAAAGAGCTGGTAGATAAAACAACAGAAGAGCTACAGATAGAAGTTAATGGACTATATCACCAGATGGAGATGATAGGCAACATTGCAATGATGATTGCAGCTAATGCCGGACAGAGACTACTTGTTATTAAAGATAGGCTCAATCATGGAGAATTCGAATCATGGTGTGAATCACATCTAGATTTTTCCAAAAGAAAAGCAGAGATGATGATGTCTTTGGCCAAAAGATGCGAAGAAGAAAACAGCCTCTTTTCAAAAACGCAAACGTTTGCGGATTTGAGCATTTCCAAGGTGTTTGCGCTTTTAGCAGCACCTGAAGAGGTTGCAGTAGAGGTTGTAGAAAACAATGATATTTCCTCGATGACCGTTAGAGAACTGAAGGAAGAAATTGCAGACCTTAAATCACAAAATGCAGAGATAGTTGAACTAAAGAACAGAATTAAAGAGTTGGAACAAGAAAAGCCAGAACCAGGAATCAGTACCGAAGAACTCGAGAAAAGGGATAAAGAAATCGAGGACCTAAAAGAAAAGCTCAAGAAAGAAAAGGAAAAGCTAAAGAAGAGTAAGAGTGATACTGATGAAGAGGTTAAGAAAGCTCTTGAAGAGGCAAGAGTTGAGCTAGATAGAGAAATTGAAAAGGCAGTCGCTACAGCAAAGGTCCAGGCAAAAGCTGAAAATATGAAGACTGAAGAGGAGCTATCAAGGGCTAGAGCGGAAGTTGAAAAGCTCAATGCAGCTGTAGCAAGCGGAGAAGTCTTAACAGCCTTTAGGATTAATGTTAACAATCTGCAGACTACATTTAATGAGTGCATGAATCAGCTTGGACAGATGGACAAGGAATCTGCTGAAAAGTTCAAAGGAGCATTGAAGAAGATTCTTACAACTGAACTCGAAACATTAGGTAAATAAAGAGGCTGATATGGAAGACAAGATAATAATGGACTTCCTAGCAAGCGAATTTCTAGCTGAGAAGAAGAGACTCCCGGAGGGAACAGAAGTAGATGCATTAGCAATTGGATTCCAGGCAGGAACAAAGCTGATGAATCAACTTATAGAAGAGGCGGTACCAGAAGATGAAGAAAATTAAGTGGGTAAATAAAAGAAATGAAGTATCAGATGCTGGGGATCTGAAAACATCGATTTATAAGCCAGAGAAAGGTCATAGCGATATATCTATAGAAACTGTCAAGAAGGCTATCAGATTACAAAGCGGTAGCAGATGGGAAACAAAGTCTATAAAGATATATAAGGATGGAGCAATTCTCAAAACAAACTATGACACGTTTGAGAAGGCAGCAGCTGCTGCGGAAAGGATGATGAATTAACCATGAAGATGACAACAAAAGAATATCTCGAAACTGCAAACAAAGAGATGGGACGTAAAGTTTGGGAACATTACGGAGAAGATGCGCAAACAAAGAAGTTTGTCGAAGAACTCTCGGAACTAATAACAGCTCTAGCTAGAGAGGATGCAAGAGCCATTCGTGAGGAAATGGCAGATGTAGAAGTCATGATAATGCAGTTCAAGCAAGGACTTAATATCGATACACTGCCAATCATGAATTATAAGCTAAACAGAACGATGGCAAGAATAGAAAACGAAAAGAGTAAGTAACTATATAAATTGAATATATGAACAAGGAGACACAATGGTACATTTAATAATCAGCAAAACTGTAACTGTAATATTAGCTATTGTTGCATGGGAGTTAGGAAAGAGGGTGAAGCTATGAAAGCCTACGACAAAATTCCAGAGTGGAACGAACTCGTTTTTAGAAATTTAACACCAGAAGAAAAGGAAGAATATGCCAATTTCGATTGGTCATATATGGTTGAAAACTTACCTGATTACGGAGAAGAAGTGCTAGTAACCGATGGTAAAAACGTGTGGATAGATTCTTTTGATGAAGATGATTGTGTATATCTCTCCGGTACAGATAGCGAGATTGACGGCGTGACTGCATGGATGCCGTTACCGAATCCATACAAAGGAGAATAACAAATGAGAGAGATAAAATTCAGAGCGTGGGATAAAGAACAGAAAGAGTGGGTAAAATATTCAATCACCGATAATATTCCTATATTTTGTCACAACACAAGCCGTTGGAAGACAGACAAAGAAGGCAAGCGATTCATTTTATGCCAATATACAGGATTAAAAAATTTTAACGGAAAAGAAATATATGAGGGTGACATCGTAAGAGCGATAGGTTTTTCAAAATGGATAGGAGTTGCAAAATATTCCGACAAAAATCAAGCATTTGTATTTGAATGCATAGATAAGAACTATAGAGGAAACATAGTATTTATGAGTCAATTTGATCAAGGCTTCAAGATACTTGGCAATATCTACGAGAATCCAGAGATGTTAGAGGAGATATCAAATGATAATTAAACTAATAGGCATGATATACGGAAGGCACAGCACGATATACAAAAGAATGATAGATGAGAAGGAAAGTAAGAAAAGAGGTTAAACATGTTGATAACACCAATAATAACACTGCTAATTATAGTCGTAGGGGCAGCGACTCATGACTATTTTCAACGAAACAAAGAAAAAAAGAAAGCGAAAATTGTGCTAGCTGCAATAGTAGTTGGAGTAGCTTATATAGGTGTGCTCCCAGTATTTATTGAAATGTTTGGGCACATAAAAGAGCAAATATTAACTATGACAGCGCTTTTATCAACAGCATCTTTGATGTTTATTACGGACCTCTAAAGGAGAAAAGAAATGAATTCAGTAATACTGATTGGCAGATTAACAAGAGATCCAGAACTTGTGTATACACCTGGCAATCAAACTGCAGTAACACATTTTAGCATTGCAGTTGATAGACCAGGAACACAAGGAAGAGAAAAGCAAGCTGACTTCATCAGAATAACAGTATTTGGAAAGCAAGCTGAAAACTGCGACAGATACCTCCATAAGGGCAAACAAGTTGCAGTTAACGGAAGAATTCAAACAGGGAGCTACAAGAACCGAGAAGGACAGACAGTATATACAACAGATGTAATCGCTAACAATGTAGAGTTCTTGGGCAGCAGTCAGCAAAGTACACCAAGACAACCAGATGAAGCATATAGCAATAGCGCACCTAACTATCAAGAAGAGCTGCCAGATGGCTTTGAGGCAACTGAAGAGGACATACCATTTTAAGGAGGTAAAAGAGAATGACACTTGAAGAGACAATAAAAAATATGGAACAAATTATTGATTTTAGTTGTGATGAAGATATTGCTAAACATAAGCAAAAAATGGAGTACCTTAAAGAGTTACAAGATATTAAGGAAAATTCAATTATGATTCCGAAAACTAGCACAGCATGGGAAGCTGCACAGATATTTATAAATGCAAAGTGGACAGTTCGAGATACAAGATATATGGGATCATACAGAACGAAGACAATCAGTGCATTTAAAAAGAGCGAGATTAAAGCTATCGGAAAGCATCTTCTCGGATATGCGGAAACAGAGCAAGAACTAGAGCAAACAAAAAGCTGCAAATAAAGAGGTTAAAAGATGAATCGGGAAGAAGTTTTTGAAAATATAAAAGCTCTTGCAAGCAAAGAAAGGGTCGAACGAAGAAAAGAAAACGAAGAGATTTTAAGAGAGCTTAAAGAAATTAAAGAGCTTTTAAAAGAAAAAAACAACAGTAACAACAGAGTGATAACAAGATGGAAGGTGAGAGTCGCATTCCTTAACATGGATAATCGAATTTATCTCCAAGAAGAAAAAACGTAATCGCAAATACAAAGAGAGAGGCTCTTGAAAAAGCGAAGGAAAGATGCGAAGAGCGGAGCTGGAGGACAGAAGCAACGATTGTCACAGCAGAAGACATAATCATTAACGAAAGCGAGAAACTAAATGGCAATAATTAAGAAAACAGTATCCATAGAAAAGACTTATATTGAGCTAGTGAACGGAAAGAAATTAGAGATGCTCGGTCCACATATTTTGCAAATCGAAACAGATAAACAGTACAGCAACGACTCATACGGAGTATATATCTGTGAACTCACTGAAGAGGGGCACAAACTAAACAACTAACGATATGAAACTGTAGCAACTAACTTAATAAGATAAAGAGCACAAAATAGTAGGTAACTTAACTACACAAGCTACAGATCATATAAATCTGCAGATGGTCGTAAGGCCATCTGCATAACCTTAGGAAATAAAAACTACATATATATATAGAAGAAAACAGTCCGGTGCAAGTCCGGAGTAAAGGTTCATTAGAGTATTAATAATAGGACCATAATAGGACGGGAAGATAAATGTCGAAAGTAATTAGAGAGATATGTGCAGCTGGTGCTGTAATAGATGTTGCTATCAGGATGACATTAAGAGCATCTAAAGGTTGCAGAAAAGAAAAAAAGAATAAGACCAATGAAGCTGTGCAGAAATATAATGATCGCCTATCAGTTAAGACATTAGCTAGATTATTAAACATGAACTTTTTCCCTGGAGACTTCCACACCACTCTGACATACGCAGAGATAATGAGTGTTGAAGAGGCTAAACATCAGCTGTCGTTGTTCATTGACAGAATGAGACGAGAGTATGCAAAGCAAGGTAAGGAATTTTATTACGTTGCTGTTACAGAATATAAAAACAAAAGAATACATCATCACATCGTCATGAATTACATAGATGGCTCGATTATAGATAAGCAGTGGAAGCTAGGGCACATATGGTTATCCACACTAGATAGGTCGCGCAACTATACAGAGCTCGCAGAATATTTGGTAAAGGAAACTCAACAAACATTCAGGGAGCCAGAAAACTCGACAAAGAGAAGGTGGACGGCAAGCAGAAATCTGAAGAGGCCTATCGTTAAGAGAGAATATGTGAGTATTGCACAACTGTTTGACGAACCCAAAGCTTTTAAAGGATATCAGCTTGACAAGGATTCAGTTAGAAAGTTTGAGAATCCAATCACAGGGCTTGAGCATAAAGAATATCAAATGATAGCCACAGAACCAGTGCCAAGGATAAAGACGTGGCGAAAAGGAAAGATAGTTAATAGGCAAGAAGGATATATCCGCATGGCTGAAATAGAGCAGGTCAGCTTTGAGGACTTAGTTAGCGTAGACACTCTGTAAAGAGTGGTTGGTTTTGGTAGGTGAAATATGACAGCAAAAGAATTTATGAAACAGCATGAAAGAATTGTTGAAAAGATAAGACAGATTGAAACACAGATATACGACATCGAGCAAACACTGGGGGTTAAGGGAGTCAATTATGATTATCAACCGCACGGAAGTGGAATCAGTCAAGTAACAGAAGCTACAGCAACAAAACTAATCGAGCTTAGAGAGGTGCAGAGAGATTTAGTTGATAAGTTATGGGCAAAGCGAATTGAGATCGAACGCGTCATATTTATGATTGAAAATGCGACATTAGCTGAACTGCTACAGAGAAAGTATATTAGGCTACAGAAGTGGGACGACATAGCAACTGATATGAAATTCGATAGTAGGTATATATATAAACTTCATGGCAAGGCTTTAGTTGAGGCTGATAAAATTATAAGAAAAAGAAAGAGGACATAAAAAGACAGGGTACCGGTCGTGTATAGTGTATGTGAGGAATCCATAATAAAACTCCTTAAATAATATTGTTATAGCGGTGGCGAAAGCTGCCGCATTTCTTTTGTCGAAGAAAGGTACATGGGCAATGGCTAAAGAATTTGCTAAACCTTTTTATAATTCAAAAGCATGGAAAGAAACGAGACAGCTAATCATAGAGAGAGACAGAGGCAGATGCCAGGAGTGTGGGCGTGCTGCCAATGAAGTTGATCACATTGAAGAGCTGACCAAGGACAACATAGATGATACAAACATAACATTGAACCCTGATAACCTTAGACTGCTCTGCCATGAGTGTCACACAAGGAAAACGAAGCAAGAGCAAGCAAGGCAACAAGGAAACAAACAGCAAGACTACTTAGTCTTAGATAAAATAATATTTGATGCTGATGGATTTCCGATAGTAGGGAGCCCCCCTAAAAAAATATGAGGTATCCCTATTACAACAGACCGACCAGTACCCACTCGTTTTGTTGAGTAACGCGTGCATGAGGGTGTGGTCAAGCTTTTTGCATTAAGATGTATACAAAATCACAAGAAGGGATGTGAAAAAAATGGCTCAATTCCAGCAAATCTATACAGAACGGCAACGTCAGCTTCGCATCTCAAAGGAGAAGCAAAGACTTGAAAAAATACTGGGCGAACAAGACGATTTAGCGTCCGAACTCATATCAACCGCTGCGTTTTTAAAGGTGGAAATCGAGGAAACAGAGGCTATAATTCGTCGTGATGGAGTGGTAGAAGTTTACAAAAATGGTGATAATCAGTGGGGACAAAAGAAGAGTTCTGCTGTAGAAGTTCATGATAAATTCATTAAGAATTACCAGTCTGTTATAAAACAAATCGCAGAGCTGCGCAGTGGTGGAGATGTTGAACAAGAAGATGAATTTATCGCATTTATTCGAGGGAAGAAATGAGCAACTACATAACGGACTATTACACGAAAATAGTCAACAAGGAGGTACTTGTAAATGATTTAGTGAAAAAGCAGTATGATATCTTGGCCAACGCAAGCGAAAAGAACACGGGAGAATTTCACTATGATGAAGAGGTTGCCGCAAAGCATATAAACTTCATGGAATTCTTTTGTAAACAATCGCAAGGGCAGATGGGAGCACCTATAAAGTTTGAACCTTTTCAGCTAGCTGCATTGGCAGCTGTATATGGATTCGTTGATGATAACAAATTGAGACAGTATAGAGAAATCAACTGGTTCATGGGAAGAAAGAACGGTAAGACAACAACCACATCTTGCGTATCACTTGATCACTTGTGTAATGACGGAGAAGGTGCGCCAGAAGCATACTTCTTGGCCACGAAAATGGATCAGGCTAAAAAGGGATGGGATGAAGCTGTGAGAATGAGGAAACATTCGCCGGCACTCCGGAAGCACATCAAGAAAAGAGCCTCGGATCTTTATATGCCACTTAACGAGGGAATCATAAAACCGCTAGCTTCAGATGTTAAAAAGCTCGACTCGTACAATGCTTCACTTGTAGTTATAGATGAGCTTGGAGCTATAACGAACCGATCGCTCTATGACGACATGAAGCAGTCGCAATCATCAAGGGCTCAGCCGTTATTGTTTTGTATATCAACAAATAATTTCATACGAGATGGAATATTTGATGCGCAGGTCGCTTATGGGAAAGGTGTGCTGAATGGCACCATTCAAGATAAGCGATTTTTATTTTTGTTTTATGCGCTCGAGAAAAAAGAGCAATGGTTAGATCCTAAATATTGGATTATGGCTAATCCAGGACTTGGAACAATCAAAAATGCAAAGATCCTGGAGGAGAATGTAAATAAGGCAAGAAATGATAGGCAATTCAGACCAACAGTCATGGTAAAGGATTTTAACGTAAATGAAAATCCAAACGCTGCATGGCTTGAATATGAAGAGGCTTTGAATGAAAAGAAGCTTGATATGGATTATCTGTATAACAGCTATGCAATAGGTGGTGCGGATTTATCAGCGACAACAGATTTAACATGTGGAACGCTTTTGATTATGAAACCTAACGATCCACATATATATGTAATTCAACATTACTTTATTCCTGAAAGCAGAGTTGAAGAGATTGAAAAATCCGATACACCAGAAGCACCTTATAGACTATGGGCTGAACAAGGGTGGTTAACTATTTGTGGAGGAACACAAGTAAATTATCATGATGTAACAGAATGGTTTTATTCTGTATGCAAAACAAACAAAATTAGTCCTCTTTGGTCAGGATACGACAGAGCCTTGGCCGGTTATTGGGTCGAGGAAATGGAAAACTACGGTTTTACGATGGAAAAAATTGCACAGGGAGCATTTACTTGGACGTATCCATTCAAAATGCTAAAAGGCGAATTTAAGGCGCACAATATAGTTTACGATAAAAATCCAATTACATTGTGGTGCTTGACGAACACGGCTGTAAAATCAGCTAATTCTCAAGGAATCGAATCACAAATGCCTATAAAGCTAAAAAGCAATCGCAGAATTGACGGCACTGTAAGTTTGTTGAACGCATATACATGCATGAAAAATCATGAAGAGGAATATTTGTCATTAATCAAGTAGAGGAGAGAAATGTTTGATTTTATTAAAAAATTCACTGTGAAGGTGAAAGAAAAAATGACGAGCTGGAGAGAGTACGGAGGATTCAGAGCGACATTTACAAGTTTTGGAGCAAATATATATGCTTCAGAAATAGTGCGAAGCTGTATCCGAACTCTTGCGGAATATACTAGTAAAGCTGACATTGCTTCAAGTAATAAATCGGTCGAAATGACTCTTAAATATGCGCCAAATATTTTTATGAATGGTGCAGAATTACTAAGCAAGATTCGAACAATTTATGAAATTGAAAATACTGTATTTATTTTGATGGACAAAACACCACAAGGAGTTCGGAATTTTTATCCAATCATCTATACCAATTTCGAGGTTTTAAAAACAGATGATGGAATGCTATTTATAAAGTTTAGGCTCAAAAATTCGAAAGAATTGATTGTGGCATGGGATGATTTGATAGTTCTCAGAAAGGACTACTATCAATCAGACATAGTTGGAGAATCAAATGCACCAATACTCAATACCTTGGAAATGAACCATAAAGCTGATGAAGCTTTAAAAAATGCATTTCAATCAACAGCAAACTTAAGAGGTGTTCTTAGATACAGTTCTACCGGTGGACTATCATCAGAAGATTTGGAAAATAAGAAAAAACAGTTTATTGAATCTTACTTATCAAAAGAAAATTCAGGAGGAATTGGTGTCCTAGATAAAAATTTTGAGTTCCAAGGAGTTACATTAAATCCTTTAACAGCAACATGGGCGCAGATGAAAGAGTATCGAGAGAATGTGTATAGATACTTTGGAGTCAATGATAAGGTTATTCAGTCATCTATGACTGCAGATGAAGCGCAAGTGTTCTATGAAGCAAAGATAGAACCGTTTTTAATCAATTTATCTCTAGCTTTGTCGGCAAAAATATTCACACAAAAACAGCTTGAAAGGGGTGAATTTGTAAAGCTTCAGTCATCAGCGATTCAGTTTATTTCAATGACCGAAAAACTGAATTTGAAACAGTACATCGATATTGGAGCAATAACAATAAATGAATGGCGAAAGATGATGAATATGGCACCAACTTCATGGGGCGACGAACCTATCAGGAGATTAGATACAGCAACGATAAAAGAAGACTCAAAGGAGGGAAAAGATGAGTGAGAAAAGCAACATCAAGAATCTAATTGAAGGCAAGGGCTTTCAATTCAGAGATTTTAAGATTGATGTTAAGACAAGAGCTGCTGAAGAAGCTGATGATGGAAAAGAACATCACATCATTGAAGGCATGCCGGTAGTGTATGACAATGAAACAGTTCTGTGTAAATACAAGGGCTGGGATGGTCAGAATGTCGAGATTCGAGAGACAATTGTTTCAGGAGCGCTTGATAACGCAGACATGAGCGACGTAATATTCAACGTTAATCATTGTGGCAGGGTGTTCGCAAGGCACAACGACAAGTGTAATGATTTAGAGCTTAACCTAAAGAGCAATGGACTCGAGATGAGAACAGAGCTATGGGATGATGACGAAGGTCATAATCAGTTATTCAGAGACATCAAGAGAGCGCATCTTAACAAAATGAGCTTTGCATTTACTACAAAAAAGTATGAACGCTCTGAAGAGGTTGATGAGGACAACAATCTGAAGATTGTTAGAATCCGAATAACTGAAATTGATAAATTGTACGATGTTTCTGTTGTAGATATACCAGCTTATGAAGCAACAGAAATTTCAGCACGAAGAATCGTGGAAGCAGCAAGTGACCAAGAGGAAGCAGCAAGCAAAAACGCAGTAAGCGTGGCTCGTGCAAAATATGAGTATTTTCTAACTGAAAACTAGGAGGAATTAAAATGATTAAAAGAGAAGATTATTTAACAGCAGTATCTTGCAGAAGCAAGATTGAAGAAATCACAGCTCAGGTAAGAAAGAGCACAGATGTAGCAGAGATTGAGGAATTTACGAATGATATGAAGGAACTCAAGGACAGAGAGAAAGAGCTTGCTGAGATCGAAAAGAGAAAGCAGGTTGCAGAAGGAATTGCGACAGGAACAACAACTACTACAACAGTTGAGAGGGGTGCAACTATGCCACAGACTACAGAAAAGATATACAACGCAGATTCTCCAGAGTATAGAACTGCATGGCTCAAGAGAATGGCTAAAGACATGAATGAGGGAACTATGCTCCTAGGTGAGCTAACGGAGATAGAAAACAGAGCCTACACAATGACAACTGCAAATACTGGAGCGGTCGTTCCGACAGTAACGCTAGATAGAATTAAGGATCTGCTTCACCACGAGACACCACTGCTAGATGATGCAGTATCTCAGGGAATGGAACAGGGATTTGCAATTCCTGTAAGAACGTCTATTACAGCAGGAGATGCAGCTGCAGTTGCTGAAGGTACAGCAAACGACGACGAACAGGACGAGTTCAAGCTAGTACCAATGACAGGTGTTGATATTAGCAAGACTGCAACAATGACAAGAAAAATGAAGTTCATGTCGATTGATGCCTTTGAAAAGTGGCTAACAGAAGATATTGCCAAGAGAATCGGAGTAGCAAAGGAAAAAGTTCTTATTGCAAGACTAACTGGTGTTGCACCTAAGACTGGCATTGCTGTTAATGCAGACGTTGCAATTGCGACAGAAAACAAGCTAACTAACGTAGACTGCGATGATAAGACCATTAGAAAGATTATGGGACAGCTAGATGGTTCTGGCCAGTCAGTTGTTTATGCAAACAGATACACTATCTATAACAAGTTTGCTGCAATTGAGGACAAGTCAGGCAAGAAGATGTTCATCGAATCTGCACAGGTAGATCCAACAATTAAGGGGGTAATGTACGGAGCTGTTATTAAGCTAGATCCACAGATTCCAAACGATGTAGCAATCTTTGGAACAATCGGGGAGCTAGATTGCAACGAGTTCGGGCCACTTGAGGTATTTTCAACACTAGAGGCAAAAACTGCAAATACCATCTTCACCGGTGCAGTTACATTCGATGGTGGACTTGAAAATCCAAAGGCGTATGCTCACGTTACATTCAAGAATGCGTAATCTCGTTTAACGTAGGAGAAACAGCATGAGTATTAAAGAGTCAGTAAAAAAGCTAATTGGCATCAGTCATACTCAACTGGATAGCGAAATAGACAGACTTGAAAAAACCGCAAGAGCGGAACTTGTGAGACTTGGAATAGTCGAGAATAAAGCAAATAGTCAAGATGACAGCCTTGTTGAAGAGGCTGTCATTGATTTTATTTGTCAATTCATGGCTAGCGACGAAAAAGAGCGCGCCTTGTGGTCAAGAGCTTGGGAAATAACGTCTGGTAATCTCAAGAATTCCAAGGGGTATCACACTTGGAAACTCGAAGGAGAAAAGAATGTATAACGAAATCATTAAGCTTTGCAAAACAACACTTGCGGTTGATGAGTATGGCAATGAACTTGAAACAAAACCTACAAAGCGTGAAGTGTTCGCGCAAATACGCAGCATAAGGATGAGTGAGTTTTATGCAGCTGCTACAGCTGATATGTCACCTAGCTGCGTTGCGGCTTTGGCAGATTACAGAGATTACGAAGATGAAGAGGTTGTTTTGTGGAATGATGAAAAGTACAGGGTGCTCAGAACATATCGTAAAGGGAAACAACTAGAGCTTACATTGTCAAAGAAATTAAAGGATGTAAAAAATGAGTGATTGGGTAGCGGAATTTAATGAAATACTTAGTGATTATGAGACAGAAGCGTGTAAAATTGCCGAACATGAAATAGGCAAGGCGGCAAAAGATGCGGCCAAAGATTTAAGGGCGACAGATTCGCTTTTTAAAACTCATCACAAAGGGTATGCAAAGGGATGGACTGTAAAAAACAAGGGAACATTTCAGAATCCTGAATACATAGTCCATAACAAAAAGCATTACCGCTTAACTCACTTGCTTGAAAATGGTCATGCAATGGTTGTGCATGGTAAACGAGGCGGAAGAGTAAGACCTATTAAGCATATAGAGCCAGTCGCAAATAAATACATCAAAGAATTGCCAGACAGAATCGAAAGGGCACTTAAATGATTTTAGATACGTTAAAAAAGACAAAACTTCCAGTTCGATATTCTCATTTTAAACGAGAACAAGAACCACCATATTTGATATACATTGGGGATGGTCAAGAAGGGTTAAAGGCTGATAACACAATTTATAACAAGCAAAACAATTATCAAATTGAGTATTATTTTGCAAAGAAAGACGAGAAGATGGAAGCTATCATCGAGCAAACATTGCTAGATGATGGTTATATTTACGAAAAAAGTGATGATATTTTCCTTGATGATGAGGGAATGTTTTTAATTTACTATCACGTGTAAAGGAGAAAGAAAATGGCAGAAGTACAGGATAAAAATATAGTTGAATTTGGACTGTCAGAAGTTCATGTCGGCACTTACGAAGTAGGGCCAACTGGCACAGTAACTTTAGGACCAGCATATAAAGTCCCTGGTGCGGTTGAGCTTGGACTAGATCCATCAACAGAAACATCAGAGTTTATGGCAGATAACGTTAAGTACTACGTTGATTATCAGGACAATGGATTTGAAGGAAGTTTGGAAATGGCTAGGTTTTCAGACGAATTTAAAACTAAGTTTCTAGGTTACACAAAGCTAACAGATGGCGGAATTGCCCTACTTAAGGGGGCAAAGAAACCTAAAGTGTATATTGCGTTCCAGGGAGAAGGTGACGTCCAGTCAAGACGTTGCATCCTATATAACGTTGCTCTATCAAGCATCAAGACAAAGCACAAGACGGTAGAAAAAGGCAAAGATCCGCAGACACAGTCAATTGATATTACTGTTACAGGAGATAATGCAACAGGTATTGTTAGAGCTGATTATGTACCAGAAGCTACAGGATATAAGACATTATTCACAGCACCACCAAAGCCATTATTGCCAACAGGCTAAAGGAGGTTACAAAATGGCAATTAAGAAAATAAAGATTGATAACACCAACCAGCTGACGCTTAATAGCTCAGCTGGTTGGCTTTTTGAGTATCAGAGTCAATTTGGCAGAGATATATTACCAGACTTACTTCCGGTTGTTGGAGCAGGCGTTGAATTTATCGCCGGCATTTTCGAAGAAAATGGAACAGTAAATCAAGATAATATTTCGTCAATTCTTGATTCAAGAAAAGACGAGGTAATTGTACAGCTAGCAGGAATGGAAGTCATGACTGTAATTCAAATTACCTGGGCTATGGCAAAGAATGCTAACGACGAAATCGAACCACCAAGAGAGTGGCTAAAGCAGTTCGAAACATTCCCAATAGACATAATTTTACCGATTTTATTTGAGTTAATTGCAAAATCGTTTGTAAGCTCAAAAAACTTGAATCGCCTCAGGAAGATCAAGAAGGAAGCGAAGATAAACCTATCACGCTTGACGACATCGTCGTCGGAGCAGTCGCAAGAGGACTTGACCTCCGAGGCGTAAAAGAAATGAACATCGGTTCTGTTGTTGATTTTTGCATAACATACAACAACACAATGAACTCTGAAGCTGAAGAGGACACACACGAACCGAGAGTAAGAAGACGGAAAGCAACTCAAGCAGATTGGGATGCTTTTTATGGAGGGTAAAGCATGGCCGGGAATATTAAAGGAATTACAATTGAATTTAGAGGTGATACCACAAAGCTCGGGAATGCTCTTAAGAAGATTAAAGGAGAAGCTGGCAAAACCAAAAGTGAACTTAGCAAGATTGATAAAGCACTTAAGTTTAAACCAGGAAATGCAGAGCTTCTTATACAAAAGCAGAGTGCGCTAAAAGAAAAGGTTGCGCAAACAACGGAAAAGCTCAAGGCTTTAAAAGCAGCACAAGCCAAAATGGATGCAAGTGGAGTAGATAAGACTTCTGCAGAATATAAAGAATTGCGCAGAGAAATTATAACAACAGAGGCTCAGCAAAAGCTCTTCAATAAAGAGTTGAAGAAACTTGCCTATCCAAAACTAACAGCGTTAGGCACACAAATGAAAGAAATTGGGAATAAAGCCAAGGCAGTTGGTTCAACAATGACTCAATATCTGACTGTGCCACTTGCTGCAGTTGGAGGTGCATCACTCAAAGTAACTGCTGATTTTGATTCAGCTATGAGTAAGGTTAAAGCGGTATCAGGAGCGACAGGAAGAGAATTCGAACAGCTTCGGAACAAAGCTAAGGAGATGGGAGAGAAAACAAAGTTTTCTGCTTCAGAAGCAGCGGAAGCCATGAATTATATGGCTATGGCAGGTTGGAAAACATCGGACATGCTCAAGGGTATATCTGGGATCATGAACCTTGCTGCAGCTTCGGGAGAGGATCTTGCAACGACTTCGGATATTGTAACCGATGCTTTAACAGCATTTGGACTCTCGGCATCTGAGTCGTCACACTTTGCTGATGTATTAGCGGCAACATCATCTAATGCAAATACCAATGTTGCTCTTATGGGAGAATCATTTAAAACTGCCGCACCAGCTGCGGCAGCTCTTGGCTATTCTGCAGAAGACACATCTTTAGCAATTGGACTTATGGCTAACGCAGGTATAAAGGGCTCAGAAGCTGGAACTTCCTTAAGAGCTGGTTTACTTAGATTGGCATCACCAACAGCAGAGGCGAAGGCCGCAATGGAGAAATACGGAATTACGCTTACTGATGCAAATGGCAAAATGCTTCCGTTTAAAAATGTTATGGAACAGTTAAGACAGAAAATGTCAGGACTTTCTGAAACAGAGAAAACGGCTGCATTGACAGCGATGTTTGGCAAAAATGCATTCTCTGGTTGGGCTGCCGTTGTCAATGGTAGCGATAAAGACTTCAACAAATTAAGTGGAGCGATTTCAAACTGTGATGGCGTATCTCAAAAGATGGCTGATGAGATGAATAATAATCTCGGTGGACAGCTCATTATACTTAAATCACAGCTACAAGGTATAGCGATATCTATAGGTGATACGTTAGTTCCGGTTATGAGGAAAATTGTAGCAGTGATGCAGAAAGTTGCTGACTGGTTTAATCACTTGTCCGAATCACAAAAAAGATGGGTAGTATACATAGGTGTAGCTGTTGCAGCACTTGGACCAATCATAGCTTTAATTGGAGCGCTCGCAGCTGCAATAGGCGCTATTATAGCATTTGCAGCACCGCTCGCAGCCATTATAGGTGTAATTGCTGCGATAGTGGCAACAGTAGTAGCATTTATTGCGATAATCAAGAATATACCTACTGCATGGAAAGAGTTAAAAGAAAGTGCAAAGAATTGGTGGGAAGGTATGAAAGCTGATCTCCAAGCGTTTGCACAGTTTTTTATCAACATATGGCATGGCATAACAGGGGCAGTTATTGCAAAGTGGAATGCAATTAAAGCGGGAGCACAAGCGATATGGAATGGAATCAAGTCGTTGATTGCAGGAGTTGTTAATGGCATAAAAGCTCATATAAGTACTGCGGTTAATGTCATCTTAAGCATATGGAATGGACTCAAAGCACTGGGCGGAATTGCATCTAGTGTGTTCAATGCGGTAAAGCATGCAGTATTACATCCAGTTGAGACGATGAAAAATAAAATTAGGAGTATTATAAATGCAATAAAAAGCTTCTTTCATTTTTCAGTTCCAAGACCACACATTCCACTACCGCACTTTAACATAACTCCGAAAGGTTGGAGATTTGGAGATTTATTAAAAGGTTCAATTCCAAGCCTAGGCTTAAAATGGTATAAGAACGGAGGTATTTTTAACTCCGCAAGTGTAATTGGTGTCGGCGAAGCAGGCACAGAGGCGGTAGTGCCACTAGAAAAGCTATGGAACAATTTGGACGGTATGAAATCTGAAATAGCTCAATCGCTCTCAGAAACGTTAATGCAAATGGTGCCAATGATGGCGGCTAGCATGGCCACTGCAATGGAGGGAATGTCATTCAATGTTTCAGATAAAGAGCTCGCTAGAGCAGTAGCCGGACCAGTGTCAAAAGAACTGGAGAAAATTCACATAAGAACAGATAGAAGAAATGGGAGAGTATAGAAATGTTTCTAGGAAAATCTCATAGCAAAAATTCAATAATTCTTAACGGGCAGCACATAGAAGACGTGTTGCCCGGTTTTTTAACTTGTTATGTCAAAGGCAGAGAGAGTTTAGCGGCAGAATTAAAATTAATAGAGTTAGAAAATTCAAATGGCAGTAAGCTTAAAAATAAGCGGTTTCCATCAAGAACTCTAAAGGTAGGGTTTTTAATAGAGGGGAAGACTCCAGATGGTGTCCTAAAGAAACTTAGGAAGTTAAATGAATTACTAAATGTCAATAATGCGAAGATTGCATTTGAGGATGAAAAAGACGTTTATTATATCGGTACTCCAATAATGAACGGAGACATCAATCATAACTCATGTGTGCGTACAAGCGAATTTGAAATACAATGCCTGAATCCGTTTAAATACAGCGTAAGCGAATACAATGTGCAGGCTGTTGACGGAGTTTTTAATATCAATTACAACGGAACGGTGCCAAGTTCACCGATATTTTCCGTTGACTTCGCGCAAGCAAGACACGGAGAGAGTGGTTATATAGTATTTTCTGATGCACAAAGCCATGTGATTCAGTTAGGAGATCCTAAAGAGCTTGATACCACCACACATACGGAGAGTCAAACGCTTATTGATGACAAGTTCAATGAGGAGACTATGAATAGTTGGGATAACAACGTAGGCAAATCACACGAGGGGCATCTGTATCAAGGTGCATTTCAAGTTAAGGAATCTGGCGCTAAGTACATAACCCCATCTAGTTATGGTTCCAATATGAGTGCTGAATTAAGTGGTCCATCTGTAACAAAAGAAATTCCAGCAGATAGCGAGGGAGCTAAGGACGCAAAGAATTTTGAAATGTCATATTTCTTAGTTTGGGCTCTAAACGATAGCTGCGATCCACGTTGTCTTGGAACTTACGAATGCATGATACATGACGATAGCGGTAATGTTGTAGCTGGTGTCGAGTTACTTAAATGGTACTCGGGCACAGCTGCCAATGCGAAGATATATGCGGGAGGTAAGTACGTGCATTACTTTGAATTCGATGCCGGCTATTTCTCAGATTGGTTCGGGTTCGGATATGCTGGGCATCCACCTGTAAGGACGATATCAATTAGTAAGATTGGCGAGCAGTTCAGATTCAATGTTGGAGGTCGAATACTTTCGTTTACTGTGCCAGAAGGCAAGGATATGAAGGCGACTAAGGTTACATTTGCCTCGACGAAGTATAGAGGCATGGGCGATACTTACCCACCTATGCTCAACTACCTATTCTGGGTGAAATTCCGAAAGACCAACGTCGAGAAGTTCGACGACATTCCTAACAAATTCGCAAGGGGCGACAATCTCGTAGCTGACTGCTCTGACGGTTCGATAAAGGTTAATAACCTTCCTAGACCAGATTTAGGGGCGTTAGGTAACGATTGGGAAACTTTGAGGTTAGTTCCAGGGCAGAATAGAATAAATTTTGCTTGTTCTGCTTTTACAACAGACAAACCTACCGCAAAGCTAACCTATAGGGAGGTATATATATGATCATATATTTTGCAGATAGAAAAATGCAGATACTTGGTCAAGCTTCCACAAGCCTTAATGAAGGGTTGTCAATTGTTGATGATGGAAAAACAGAATATGTGTCGAACGGAGTTGTTATCTTCGAAGTAGCTATATGTTATGGAGATAGTCCACAGCACGATTTGCGCAAATTATGCAAGGCGGGTAATTATTTACTGCGCAAGCATAATGCTGAGAACGAGTTTTACACCATAATCGACCGTGAGTTTGATGAGGAAAAGAAAGAGGTTACATTATACTGCGAAGATGCAGGGATGGACCTACTTAATTCCATTGCAGAAAAGTACGAGGCATCACAAGCCTATACAGCTGCGGGTTATGTTGATGAATGGATAAGAGGTACAGGATTTGAGATTGGAGTAAATGAAATATCCAATCTTAAGAGAACACTTAAATGGGATGGCGAAAGCACCGTAGCTGAACGAATCAACTCTATTGCAACACAGTTCGATAATGCAGAAGTATCCTATTCATTTGAAATCGAAGGTATGACGGTTAAAAAACTGCTAATTAACCTCTGGAAGAAGAGGGGCAAAGATGCAAAGGTACAGCTTAGGCTCGGTCGAGATGTAAAGAACATACGTGATAAAGAGTCGGTGCAGACACTCGCAACAGCTCTAAGAGTTACAGGAGGTACACCAGAGGGTAGCAGTGAGCCTATAACACTAGAGGGGTATAGCTATGATGATGGTGATATCTATGTGGACGGTAAACTCCTCAAATCAAGAAGTGCCGTTGCACAGTGGGGAAGCACCTGGAGCAATGGCAAGCACATCGAACGCACGTACAGCTTTGAGACCACATCACAATCAGAGTTATGCGCTCATGCGGTGACTGAGCTCAAGAAATTATCTGTACCAGTATATACATATGAGGTAGATATAGCTGTATTGCCTGATAATCTACGCATTGGTGATACCGTACACATCGTTAATGATGAAGGTGAATTATATATATCTAGTAGATTATTAGAGCTTAAGACGTCAGTTACTGCTGGGAAAATAGAGGCTAAACTGGGTGATTTTGTTGAAGAGGTTAGCGGCATTGATGATCAAGTAAGGTCACTCGTAAATAGGCTTGCTAATCTAAATCTAACGCCCGGCACAGGTGGTAGCAGTTATAATCTAACCGTTGAGAGTTCAAGCGGTACGGTGTTCACCGACACTCTAGTTGATACGACTCTTACAGCTCATGTATACAAAGATGGTCGAGAATTAACTGCTAGCGAGATAGCTAACATCGGCAAGGTTGTTTGGTACAAGGACGGAACTAAAGCGCATGAGGGTACATCCTATAGGGTGCAGAATGTAGAGGCGGTGAGAGTGTCCGCTCAATTGGAGGTATAGCATGGAAATACTCGCAACAGATAATATAAACCTTACTTCGATTAAGTCAGTCAACGACAAGGCTATCGAGGCTGCGAAGACCGCAACGGACTATATGAAGTTCGAGGCTGGTACAGGACTGGTAGTGTCAAAGAATGCGAAGTCGAATGAGGGTGCATCAACGGTGCTCACCGATAATTCGTTGCAGATTCGTAAAGATGGTAAGAAGAGCGCCGAATTTGCGGAGGATAGAATCAGCTTCTACGAACAGGACAAAAAGCTGATTGACATCAAGAGTATCAAGGATGCGCGGGACGGTGAGTATAACATTAAGGGCGCATCGATTGACTGTGGTGGCTCTGGCGCTGTAAATGTGTTCACAAATGATGTAACTAATCAAGGTCATCAGGCAAAGCACGCAGCCTTTACTGCAACAGCAGGGGGTTACGATATAGAAGCTCTTTCATCAAAATTTACTTCGTCTGCTGCCGACCTTACAGCTATTAGTAAGTCAGGGATGTCTGTATTCATCGTACACAGCGACTCGACAAGAGAAGACAATGTAATTGCAAGTCTTCTCCATTCGCCTAAGTTAGACGGCATTGTTGAGCCCGTAGTGGAATTTGATAGCAATGGAACTGTTATAGCCAAGGCTATACAAGTTGATAGTATTGAGGGGCTATATGAAGATTCTAAGGTAACCGCTGGCGGGGTGAACTGGAACGTTCGCAAGTATGCGGACGGTACAGCTGTTGCAGAGGGAATGTGGTTTGGTACCGTATCTGCCGTGAATGCTTGGGGTCCAGTATACTACTCTGGAGGTAGTAGGACAGACCTACCGCCTGGATTATTTATAGATACACCGATAACTAGTGTAGAAATTGAGGCGCCAGACGGGGAATTGTGGATAACTCGTAAGATGTCAACAAAAGACTACATAGGAGGCGTTTATTACATATCAATGAGTAAGCTAACTAGAGTAAATGCAAGGATCATTTATAAAGCTACAGGAAGGTGGAAGTAATGATTGATTGGACGAGTATAATGGTTGCAACAATATCCGCCTTAGGCGCAGGTGCAGGTTCGTTATATGGGATAAGAAAAACTAGTTGTCTGACCGACTTCAAGATTGATAAACTCACGGAAGAGGTCAGGATGCATAACGATTTCGCAAGCCGCATACCTGTGATTGAGGAAAGGCTTAAGGTGGTAAATCATCGTCTTGATGATCTCGAAAAGTGAAAAATTAAATAAGTTAGTTAGCCGAGCATAGCTCGGTATTTTTATTGCTAAAACGGAGGTAAAACAGATGAGAATCAATTGGAAAGTAAGATTTAGAAATTACGCATGGCTGACAACATTTATGCTCGGTATGATTGCACTGTTGTATCAGTTCATAAAAGTGATTAATGCGGCAAGACAAGGAGTGCCACCACAAGAGCTTTTAGAGGAGACAGCAAAGATGCTGTTATTTTTCCTGTTGCAGATTGGCGTAATAACTGACCCAACTACCAAAGGAACTAGTGACTCTAAAATGGCTATGACTTACAAAAAGCCTAGAGATGAAATCGGCGGAGAACACACACCGGGGTTTACCGCAATATCACAGGAAGAGCACGATCCATCAGATGCACCAACAGACAAGGAGGTGTAAGATGAATGGGAACAAGGTTATAGAGTATGCTAGAAAATTCCTCGGACAAGGCTCTGCAACATTCGCAGATTGGTACTATGGTTCATCCTCGTACAGAGGATGGGCATGGTGCGCAGTCTTTGTGTCATACGTACTCTCCCATTTAGGCATTAAATGGGAGAAAAACAACAATGTCGCTAACGCGCAGATTTGGTGCAGCAAGCATCTGAAATGGGTAAATCTGTCAGAGGCACAAGCTGGCGACATTGTTATATTCTGCTGGACAGGACAAGGTTATAACAGTGGTCGCGGCTCAAGAGACCACATAGGATTCGTGATAAGTAGAAATGCAAATGGTACACTTACTACACTTGAGGGAAACACAAGTGGCTCAAGAGTAGCTATAAGAATTAGATATCCAAAGAACATTAGGAATATTTATAGACCAGATTACTCAACCGCCCCAACGGTAGGCTGGATACAAGATTCCAAGGGATGGTGGTATAAAACTAAAGAAGGCAGCTACTATAAATCAACATGGGCACAGTTAGATAGTGCGTGGTACTATTTTGATAGTTCGGGCTATGCGGTTACTGGATGGAAAGAAATAAAAAACAAGTGGTACTACTTTGATAGTAATTGCAAAATGCATACAGGGTGGCTGTCAATTAATGGTAAGTGGTACTACCTAGAGCCCAACGATGGAAGTGCCTATATAAGTGGTATGCATGCAATCTCTGGTAAAAATTACTACTTTAATTCCGATGGAGTTATGC